CTACGACTACGGCAACACGGAGGGAAGCCTATGAACGTTGACGCATTGATCGACAGCATCGCGAAAAAGGCCGAGCCTGTTCGTGATCTGGTCGATTACGAGAAAGACGGGCTGCTGTACTGCGGCCATTGCAACACGCCGAAGCAGTGCCGCATCCCCATCGGCGGGAATGTCCGCCTTGTCGGGTGCCAGTGTGCTTGCGCGGCGCGAGAGTACGAGGCCGAGAAAAAAGCTCGCGCTGACCGTGAGAAGCGACTACGCATCGAAACGCTGCGTGCTGACGGAATCCGCGACAAGAGCCTGACGGCGTGCCGGTTCGACAAGGCGACGATGAGTGACGAGATCGTCAAATGCAAACGCTATGCCGACGCATGGGACGATATGCGGCGCGAGAACAATGGGCTTCTGCTGTGGGGCAACACCGGCAACGGGAAGACCTTCGCGGCGGCGTGTATCGCCAACGAGCTGATTGACCGCGGGATCCCGGCGATGATTACGAGCTTCCCGCGAATCCTCAACGCGGGATACGACAAGAAAGAAATCGTCGAGCAGGTGCACTATTACCCGCTGATGGTGATCGATGATCTCGGCGCAGAGCGCAGCAGTGAGTACGCAATGGAGACGGTTTACACGGTCATTGACGAGCGATACAAGGCCAAGAAGCCGCTGATCGTCACCACAAACCTGACGCTTGACGAGCTGTGCAGGCCGAAAGACATGGCCTATCAGCGCATCTATGACCGCATCCTCGAGATGTGCACGCCACTGGTATTCAAGGGCGATAGCATGAGACGCGACAAGGCAAATCAGCGCATGAGGCACGTCAAATCGGTGTTGGCAGGCGGTGCGCCGTGAGCGGGTATCGCGGGGGCATTTTCAAGTGCCCGTTTTACTCGCGGGACTACCGCGACTATCTCAACTGCGAGGGCGCACAAGTCAAGCTACCAAAAGAAGAGCTGGACGAATATACGCGGCGCTACTGCGCCAACGAAGAATGGCGGCGCTGCCCGATCGCTCGGGCGCTGACGCTGCACTACGAAAGGACGGAGAACCGATGAGCGAAAGAAACAGAGACAAGGTAAAACGGCTTGAGCACGAGCTCGGAAGATATCAGAAAAAAGTCGGCGAGCTGATGAAAGCAAATGCGAAGCTGCGCGAGGATATGAAGGGACTGAACCAGCTGCGCATGGCGTTCGATGCTTGGATTATCCAGATCGCGCTTTCCTACGGCGAGGCAGTGAAGGACCCCGACACGGGAGAAGATATCCCACGCATGAAGGCGCTCCACCTCGAAAGGCCGAAGGTGAACCCGCTGCTTGGGCAATACGAGATTCACCAGCGCGTCGATGAGAAGAACGTGATGCATATTGCGGTCGGCCTGCGGGATGATCCGTGCGATCACAATGGCGCAAAGGAGGCAGAGGAATGAGACTGGCTATCATGGACACCAACGCGTTCAACACGATTATCGCCGCCGTAAAGGGCGCGGTATCAGCGAGCATCAGTAGGCCGATGTACAAGAATATCCGGCTGGAATTTCGCAAGAAGAACAAGGCAGTTACGGCTATCGCCACAGACGGCGTCCGGCTTTTCGTGGAGCACGCGACCTGCTGCGAGGTCGAAGAGGATTTCGATTGCTACATCAAGCCGAGTATCCGCCTGCCACGCGGCAACTCCATGCGCTTGGAGCTGAAAGAACGGGACAAGACGGAAAGCGTGGTTGAGATCGAATGTCTCGGCTGCATCTTCGGTTTTGTTCAGCCGGTTGGAGCGTTTCTGGATTGGGAAAAAGTCCTGCCCAATGAACCGACATTCCGTATCGGCGTGAATGCCGAGTATCTTCTCTCGACGTTGCAGGCGGCAAAGGCCAGCGTCGGCGGTGCCTTCAAGCAGCCTGCTATTCTGGAATTCCGTGGGCCACTTGGGCCCATTACGATCAAGACCAACCACGAGGACGTCAAAATGGTCCTGCCAGTGCGAATCAGGGAGGCCGACGATGGCGCTGACATCAGCTGACCTCGCGAGGCTGGGGCCGCAGGCGCAGAAGCAGGTGCTTGACAAACTGGTGGGCGAACAGAAGTCGAAGAAAAGCAAGTACGGCAACCGCAAGGTTGTGCGCGACGGCATCAAGTTTGATTCCGAGCGCGAGGCGGCGCGGTTCGGCGAGCTGAAAGTGCTGCGCGCGATGGGCAAGATTCGCGATTTACGGTTGCAAGCGAATTTTACGCTCGTTGAGGGATACACGACCATCGAGGGCGAGAGAATCAAGCCGATGGTCTACCGCGCGGATTTTGTTTACGAGCGAGCAACTGGGCCGGACTGCAACGGCACGGTGCATTGGCTGCGCGAGGTCGAGGACGCAAAGGGCGTGAAAACGAAAGACTATCTGCTGAAAAAGAAACTGATGCAGGACAAGTACGGCATCACGATCCGCGAGGTGTGAGATGAGCTTTGAGCACTGCCACAGCTGCCTGCCACCCGTGCGCTATCCCGGCTGCCAGGACCATTGCCCGCATTATGCGGAGGATATTGCGAAGGTCCGGGCGGCGAAGGCCGAAGAGAAGCGGCAGACGCAGGCAAAAGACGATTATTTGGGAGCGCGCCAGTTCAAAACGCGGCGTGGCCAAAAGCTGAGAAAATAAAGGGAGCGAAAAGATGAATGCAAAAGACACTGCGGAGCGGATCCGCAACCTTAGAAAAGCAAGGGGCATGAGCCAATCACAGTTTGCCGCCATGTGTGGCCTTGTGCAGGGGCAGCTTGCGAATTATGAGTATGGGCGCATTATGCCGACCATCCCGTTGTGCGAGCGCATCTGTGAGGCCGTGGGCATCCGTGTGACGGACTTCCTGAGCGAGGATAAAGCGCCGAAGGGGCCTATCCCGACCGAGCAGCGCATCGGCGAGCGCGTCAAGGCGTGGCGGCAGATGCGCGGGCTGAATCAGGAGGCCCTCGCAGAAAGGGCTGGAATAGCGGACAGCACGATCTCCTGCATTGAGCGAGGCGGACGATACGGCGCGGTATCGACGTATCTTTACATCGCCGAAGCACTGAACGTCCCGATTGAAACGCTGTTAGGGGGCGAGTGATATGAGCCGATTTGTTATGAGCAAAACGCCGTGGGAGCGCTGCCCATATCCGGGGCTGAAAGCGTTTTTGGAATCGACGAATTACAACCAGACGACGCTCGCCGCCGCAACGGGCATCAGCGCGTCGGTCATCAGTCAATATGTCAAGGGCGATATCGAGCCGACCATCCAAAAGCTGCTGGCGCTGGAAGACTTGACGGGCCTGACGTTCCGGGAGATGTTCGGGGAATGCGAGGGGAGAAGATGAAGCACCTCGGCGATATTACGAAAATCAACGGCGCGGAGATCGAGACCGTGGACGTTATCACGGGAGACTCACCGTGTCAGGATTTGAGCATTGCAGGAAAACGCGCCGGGTTAGCCGGCGCAAGAAGCGGATTGTTCATGGAACAGATCCGCATCGTGAAGGAGATGAGAGCACATGACAAAGCGAACGGACGAACAGGTGACATGGTCCGACCTCGGTTTATGGTCTGGGAAAACGTGCCCGGAGCATTCAGCAGCAACAAAGGACAAGACTTCGCGGCAGTCCTCGAAGAGATCATCCGCATCGCAGAGCCGGAAGCCCCCGATATTGAAGTGCCTGAAAAAGGCTGGAACACCTGGGGTGGCTACCACGATGAAGTGGGAGGACGATGGAGCGTGGCTTGGCGAGTGCATGACGCGCAACACTGGGGAGTCCCCCAACGTCGCCGTCGTATCTCGGTTGTCGCAGATTTTGGAGGAGACACCGCAGGAGAAATACTCTTTGAGCGCAAAAGCGTGTCAAGGCATTTTGCGGAGAGCGGAACGGCGCGGGAAAGACTTGCCGGAAACACTAAAAGCGGTGCTTCTTATGCAGTCCGAATCAGGGGGGGCTGTGACGGAGGAGGAAAAGGCGCTTTAGTTCAGGAGGACAAGAGCGGAACGCTCGGCACCAGCAACGACCAGACGATTTTCCAAAACTGTCTGACGCAGTGGGACTGCCAAAGCAAACGGATTTTTGGCACAGAGGGAGCATCCCCGACGCTACAAGGTGGCGTTGGCGGCGGAGTAAATAACCCGGCGATTTTCTGCATGGGAACACAGCAAGGCGGGGCCGAGGTGCGAAGCGACGACAGAGCACCTACGCTGACCGCTGCGGCCGGCATGAGCGGGAACAATCAGCCGATGATCTGCGCGGCCTTTAAGGCGGGGCAGGGTGCAAAGGCGAACGGCATCGGCTACGCCGAGGAATGCGCGCCGACGCTGGGCGCGGTATCAAGCGGGACGAATCAATGTCCGTCTGTTTTGATATTTGATCGCGCGCAGATCACATCGCCGAATAACCACAGCACCGTCGGACCGGACAAGCCGTGTTCTGCGCTGCACACCTTCGGCGAGGTTCCGGTGGTTTGCTATCAAATGCAGGGCTTCGGGGACTACCGCGAGGGAGACGTTGCGAGCAACTGCAAGCAGCGAGATTACAAGGATAGCACCGATTTAGTGGTCAGCAGTGTTGATTGCCGCAATTTCACCGAGGGGGGCGAGATCAACGGGACGCTGCAAGCAAAAGAAAGCGTAGGGCAAAGTCTGAATTTGCAAAACACCGTCCGAACCGGAATGATTGTGCGCCGCCTCACGCCGATGGAATGCGAGCGGCTGCAAGGATTCCCAGACCACTGGACGGACATCGGCGAGTGGCGCGACAGTAAGGGCAAACTGCGCAAGCCGAGCGACAGTCCGCGCTATAAGGCGCTGGGGAATTCCATCGCCTTGCCATTTTGGGACTTCCTGGCAAAGCGTATCAGTGCGCAATATTTGCGTCCTGTTACGATGGGGAGCCTGTTCGACGGCATCGGCGGGTTCCCACTGGTATTTGAGCGGCACAACGGCAAGGGCACGGCACGCTGGGCAAGCGAGATTGAAGAGTTCCCCATTGCCGTAACAAAATTGAGATTTGGGGAGGACGCATAATGGGAAAAATCCTTGACGTGACCACGGAAGAGCAAACGAAGCTTTGGGCAGAGGCTCACGAGGGAGCAGTACATAGCTGCGAGACGTGTCGGAGCTACGCTGCACTGAGAGAGCCGTTCGTTCGCAGCGACGAGGCCGTCATCTATGGCTATTGCTTCCGTTATGGAGACAAAGACTACAACTGGGGCATGGGCAAAGGCTACCCGGTATTCACGCCGCCTGATTCCGACGTGCCATGTGACGGCTGGAAGAAACGGAAAAAGGAGGCCTGACTATGTACATCGGAGAACCATTTAGCTGGAAGCCTGCCGCATTTGAGGGCAGCAACGGCATTATGAGCGTGACCACGAAAGAGACGACTGCGCGCGGGCGCGTCGTTTACATCAACGAGGCGCACCGCTACTTTACGGCGGAAGCAGATATCAACGGGAATAAGCTCAGAGAGAGCTTTAAATTTTAACAAAAATCAGGAGGAATTTCATCATGAACAACAATCAGGACTACATCGTTCGCTGCGACCGCGCAGGCGTGTTTTTCGGCAAGATCAAGGAGCGCAACGGCTCCGAGGTCATCATGACCGAGGTGCGTAAGCTGTGGAGTTGGGACGGTGCGTGTGCCGTAGAGCAGTTGGCGCAGGACGGCACAAAAACACCGGGCAACTGCCGTTTTACCGTGACGATCCAGGAAATGACCGTGCTGGGCGCGATCCAGATTATCCCGTGCACAGATGCGGCATCTGCGTCGCTTCGAGGCGTAAAGGAGTGGAAGAGATGATGCTTGATGATAAGATCAAAGCCTTTCTGACTGTGAGCTACGGCTCCGGCTCCGGCGACGGCTCCGGCTACGGCATTAAACGCTTTAACCGGGAGCCGGTCTATCGAATTGACGGCGTGAACACGCTGATTCGTTCCGTGCGCGGCAACATTGCGCACGGGGCGATTGTGAACAGTGATTTGAAGACCACACCGTGCTACATCGTCAAGCAGGACAACATTTTCGCGCATGGCGAAACGCTGCGCGAAGCAATGGAGGCGTTGCGAGACAAGCTTTTCGAGGATATGCCGGAAGACGAGCGTATAGATGCGTTCCTGCGAGAGACAGACCGTGAAAAAACGTATCCGACGCAGTATTTTTACGACTGGCATCATCGCTTGACCGGATCGTGTGACATGGGGCGAAAGCAGTTTGCCCGAGACTACGGCGTCGACCTCGAGCACGGCATGATGACGCTGACGGAATTTTTGGAGCTGACAAAAGACGCTTACGGTGGCGACGTGATCCGAAAAGTGATTAGTAAGATGCAGGAGGTGGAGTGATGGAGAGATTGACAAAATATCTCGCAAGCGGCGCAGCGGATTACAATTATCCGGCAGGTTGTTACAGTGGCAATGATTGCAATGACCGTGTGGCAAAAAGCGCGTACAGACAGACGTGTGTGGAGCGTCTTGCAGCCTACGAGGAAACGGGGCTGACGCCGGAAGAGTCTAAACGAATGTCTAATATCCTGATGGATGTTGGAATTGATTATAATTGCAGTTGGGAGTATGTGAAAAACTGGCTGCTGGATGACCGTCTGCGTGAGGATGAACGGCGAGGCCATCACCCGCGAGAATGTGATCGCGAATCTGAAAGCGGACGCAGATGCGCTGCGAAATAAGATTGCTGACACTGAGGCGGCGCTTGGGCGGGCGAATGAAAAAGTGACGCGTTCTGCCATTGAGAATAAACAACTATGGGACGAAAGAGTTAAGTTGGCGAATCGCGCCGCTGTTGAGTGCCAGCGCGCTAACTACGCAGAATCCCATCCGTGGCGCAACCTGTGGGCGTGGCTCAAAAGAAAGCTCAAAATGGCATAAGAAGAGGCGGGGCGAAAGCCCTGCTTCTCTTTTTGCCGTGAGGGAGAACCCCTTTCTTTTCTTTTATATTTCTTTTCTTTCGGGAGAGGGTGCTATATGCAGGATGTATCTATGTTGTGTGTATGTAACTATACAAGGGAGAGCACAGGAAGAGGGAGAGAAAGTTTCCACGCCCGTGGTGAGAAATAAAAGATGGCGTGTTACCGTCGGAAATAGGAAGCTCGGTTCCCCGAGCGGGGGATAAGAATGCTGTGCGATAAGGCCGAGGACGGGGGGCTTGCAGCATAAAAAAGAAAGGCGGTGGCGGCATGGCAAAAGCAGGGTGTCATCCCAAATATGCGACGGTCGAAGAAATGCAGGCCGTCATTGACCAATACTTCGAGGATTGCAAGGGCGAGCCGATCATAGGGGACGATGGTATGCCAATCCTCGACAAATTCGGGCAGCCGTTTATCATTCATCAGCGCCCACCGACGGTGACGGGGCTCGCGCTTGCGCTGGGATTTACGAGCAGGCAGGCGCTGCTGAACTATCAGGCAAAGAAAGGATTCGTTGACACGGTTACGCGCGCGAAGTCTCGCATCGAGGCTTACGCAGAGGAACGGCTCTTCGACCGAAACGGCCAGCGTGGCGCTGAATTCAGCCTGAGATACAATTTCCGCTGGGTAAATGACGAGAAGAAGGACGACAGCGGAGAGAGCGTGTGCGGTGTGGCAGAGCTTCCCGCGGTGATGCCTGTTCCGCAGGACGCGGGAGGTGATGCGAATGGCGAAGCGTAGCGTGGTATGGAAGCCGCAGCCCAAGCAAGCGCTCTTTATGAGCCGCTGGGAGGATGAGGCTCTATACGGCGGCGCGGCCGGTTAGGCGGGGGAAAATCCGACGCGTTGGTCATCGAGGCATTGCGGCAGGTGGATATCCCGTATTACAAGGCGATTATCCTGCGAAAGACCTTCCCGCAGCTTGCCGAGCTCATTGACAAGACGCTGAACTACTACCCGCGTATCTATCCGGGCGCGCGCTACAACGGCAGCAGCCACACGTGGACATTCCAAAGCGGGGCGAAAATCATCTTCGGTTCGATGCAGTACGCAAAGGACAAGATCAAGTATCAGGGTCAGGCGTATGACTTTATCGCATTCGACGAGCTGACCCACTTTACATGGGAAGAATACAGCTACCTCTTTTCCCGCAACCGACCGAACGGGCCGGGGACGCGGGTATACATCCGAAGCACGGCGAACCCCGGCGGGGTGGGGCACGGATGGGTCAAGGAGCGTTTCATCACGGCAGCACCGCCGATGAGGACCATCCGCGAGGATGCAGTCGTGCGCTTTCCGGATGGGCACGAAGAGCATCGGCAGAAGAGCCGCATCTTTGTGCCGAGCACGGTATTCGACAATAAGATACTGCTCAAGAACGACGACAGCTATTTGACGCGCCTTGCGTCGATGCCGGAGGCGGAGAAGAACGCACTGCTCTACGGCGACTGGGACACGTTCTCCGGGCAGGTGTTTACCGAGTGGCGCAATGACAGCGAACACTACCGCGACCGCATCCATACGCACGTCATCGCGCCGTTTCAGGTGCCGAAGGAGTGGCCAATCTGGTGCGCAATGGACTGGGGCTATTCAAGGCCGTTCGCCATCGGCTGGTTCGCGGTCGACCATGACAGGCGTCTCTACCACATCCGGGAATATTACGGCTGCACGGGCACACCGAACGAGGGCGTGAAGATGGAACCGACGGCGGTGGCCCGCGAGATGAAGCGCATTGAGGCAGAAGACCCGAACCTCAAGGGGAGGCACATCTTCCGCGTGGGCGACCCCGCCATTTGGGGCACACAGGGCACGGAGAGCATCGGCTCGCTCTTTGAGCGCGAGCGCGTCTACTTCGAGAAGGGGGATAACGCCCGCATCGACGGCAAGATGCAGCTGCACAACCGATTCGCGTTTGATGAGAACGGCGTGCCGATGCTGTATATCTTCGATACGTGCAAGAATTTCATCCGCACGGTGCCAAACCTCGTTTACGACGAAAAGGACGTTGAGGACGTGAACACCGAGCAGGAGGATCATATCTACGACATGACACGCTATGTGTGCATGGAGAATCCCATTGCGGCGCGGGTAAATAAGCCGCCGAAGCCGGTCTTGTACGACCCGCTGGACATCAACACGCCGAGCTACGACAGATATGCGTGGTTCCAACACAACTGACAGGAGGGGAAGACATGGCAGGGACAAGAAAATTCCCGCAGACGCAGCAGCAGGCCGACGCGGCTGGCGCTGCTGCGATGTTGGATGCAAAGGCAGAAGCGCCGCTTGTAGGCGCATTCCGCGACAGCGACGCGGCGATGAGCAGCGGCGCAGCCATCGGCAGCAAGGAAATCGGTGACGCCGTAGAAACGCTGCAAAAGTACAAGCAGGGCAAGAGCAACTTCGAGAATCGCATCATCAGCGAGGAGCGCTGGTGGAAGCTGCGGCATTGGGAGGAGATCCGACGCGGGACGAAAGACGCGGGGGAATCGCCCGAGCCTGCGAGTGCATGGTTGTTTAACTCAATCATGAATAAGCACGCCGACGCGATGGACAATTACCCCGAGCCCGTATGCCTGCCTCGCGAGCAGAGCGACGAGGAAAGCGCGCAGACGCTCTCGTCCGTGCTGCCGGTCATCATGGAATACAACGAATTTGACAGCACATACAGCTTCGAGTGGTGGGAAAAGCTCAAACACGGTGTGGCGCTCTATGGGGTGTTTTGGGACAAGGAGAAAGACAACGGGCTCGGCGACATCGCTATCGAGGGCATTGACCCGCTGAATATCTTCTGGGAGCCGGGTATTGAGGACATCCAGAAGAGCCGCAACGTGTTTACGGTGGCGCTCGTCGACCGCGACATCATCGAGGACGAATACCCGCAGTTTGCGGATAAGCTCAGCGGCAGCAGCATTGAAACGGCAAAATACGAGTACGACGACACAGTGGACACGAGCAACAAGGTCGCCGTGATCGACTGGTATTACCGCAAGAAGGCCACAGACGGGAGGACGGTACTGCACTACGCGAAGTTTATCGACGAGGAGCATATCATCTACGCCAGCGAAAATGACCCAGAATATGCGGAGGGCGGCTTCTACGAAGACGGCGAATATCCGTTCGTGTTTGACGTGCTGTTCCCAGAAAAGGGCACACCTGCGGGATTCGGATATACGGCCATTGCAAAGGACCCGCAGCTCTACATCGACAAGCTGTGGGGCAACATCCTCGAAACTTCAATGATGGGCAGCAAGCGCCGGTACTTTGCGAGTGAAAGCCTGAACATCAACGAAGAAGAGTTCCTTGACTGGCGCAAGCCGATCATCCACGTGTCCGGCCAGATCGACGAGAGCAGGCTCCGCGAAGTAACGACGCGCCCGCTCGATTCCATCTACGCGAATATCGTGCAGATGAAGATCGACGAGATGAAGGAAACGAGCGCAAACCGCGACGTTTCCAACGGCGGCACGTCCTCCGGCGCGACAGCTGCTGCGGCGATCAGCGCATTGCAGGAAGCGGGCAACAAGGCGAGCCGCGATATGATTTCGGCGTGCTACCGCGCGCAGGCGAAAATCGTGAAGCTGTGCATCGAGCGCATGCGGCAGTTCTACGACGCAGCGCGTACTTTCCGCATCACGAATGAAATTCCCTACGAGTATGCGCAGATCGGCGTGAACGAGCTCGGCGATCAGGTGACTGGTGTGGATAGCCTCGGCAATGACCTGTTCCGCAGGCCGGTCTTTGACATCAAGATCAAGGCGCAGAAGAAGAATCCCTTCTCCCGTGCGGAACAGAACGAGCGGGCAAAAGAGCTGTATTCGCTGGGATTCTTCTCCCCAGACAGGGCACAGGAAAGCATGATTGCGCTCGACATGATGGACTTCGAAGGAATCGACAAGATCAAGAGCCAGGTCAACGAGGGCGCGACGCTCTACAACGTCGTGCAGCAGCAGAGCGATCAGCTGCAAAAGGCGCTCGCGGTTATCCAGCAGCTTACGGGACAGGATATGGGCATCGGAACGGCGGGCGGCACGCAGAGTGGCGGCTCGACACGTAAGAGCGGCAGCGGTGGAATTGAGAGCAAGAACGCTGACACACAGAGCGCACAGACGCCGTACATGCAGAAGCTTGCCGAACAGTCTAAGCCGAACATGGACACGGGAAGCAGCGCGGCAATGCCGGGGGTGTAAGTGCATGACGATGGTTCACATCGAGCACGAAATTGGTCGCTACATGATCCTGTGCGAAGGACATTCGGCGGACGAGAAATGCTGCAATTACATCACGGGTGTGATGTATGCCTTCGGCGGCTATGTGAAGAACATGGAAGCTGAGGGAGAGTGCGAGGTCTATGGCTTCGAGATAGACGATGGTGCGCCGCGCTTCCTCATCCACTGCGGCGGCGACGAGCGCATCGAGGCGGCATTCATCGCCGCGTGCATCGGGCTCAAGCAGCTGGAAGACCCGAGGCCGGACGCGATCTGCGTGCACGTCAAAGAGAATTAAAAAATTTTTCTCGCCCGTGGTGAGACGGAGGAAGCCGCATGTTACGCTTTAGGCGTGCGAGTGGCTTCCTCCTATTCATACGCCCGCGAGGGAGGGGCGGCGTTTTTCTTCATCTTTTCGCCGCTCTCCCCTCCCCTGCGGATGATGGGAAGCGCTGCACGGCCTACACGGAGGGCCGAATATCCGCGATTTGACAAGCAGGAGGGATACCATGAACCTCAAAACTACGCTTCGCGTGATCCTGAGTCTCTTTGATGGCGGCGCTGCCGCTGCGGGGGCCGCTGCCGGTGCATCGGGCGGCGCTGAGGGAGGCGCGAGCGCACAGGGCGAGACCACGAATGCAAGCTCTTCTCCCACCCGGAAGGGCAAAACGGGCGAATACGCCAACGTCGTGTTCGGCAAGCAGGAGACACCTGACGATACGGGGACCTCTTCTGGCGAGCCGAAGGGCGAGGGCGCGAAGATGCAGCAGCACGACGCCGGGGCTGCGGAAAAAGGCAGGGAAGACCTGAAAAAGGAGTTCCTTGACCTCGTAAACGGCAAATACAAGGACGTCTATACCGCGGAGACGCAGCGCATCATCAACCGCAGATTCGGCGAAGAGAAGGCCAAAGACCAGAAGATCGCAGATTCGCAGCCCATTATCGACACACTGATGCGCCATTATGGCGTGTCGGACGGCGATATGAGTAAGCTGCGTGCGGCTTTTGAGGGCGATGCGGCGCTCAACAGCGTGCTCTACAATGCGGAAGCGGAGAGCATGGGCATGAGCGTGGAACAGTACCGCGAGTATGCGCGGATGCAGCAGGAAAACGAAGCGCTCAAACGCCAGGAAGAAGACAGGCAGCGCCAGCAGAAAGCCGACGAGACTTATAACGACTGGATCCGTCAGGCGAGCGAGCTGGTCGGCACGGCGGACGCACCGGGCGAGTACCCTGACTTCGACCTCAAGCGCGAAGTCGCGGAGAATCCGCGTTTCATTGCGATGCTGCGTGCTGGCGTTCCTGTAAAAGACGCTTACGAGGTATCCCATTTAGGCGACATTCAGGCTCGTAGCGCGGCGAAAGCTGCGGCGGAGATGGAAAAGCGCGTGATGGACAATGTCCGCGCGAAAGGAATGCGCCCGAACGAGAATGGAACCACTTCCCAGCCGGGGGTCATTGTCAAGAGTGACCCGAGCAAATTCACGAAGGCCGACCGCGCAGAGATCGCAAGGCGCGTTCGGCGCGGCGAGCGCATCGTATTCTGATGCCCACCTAATTTACCGACTGTAAGAAGGGAGACAAAACTCTATGAAGAAGTTCAAAGACATTTTCATTCTGCCCGTTATTCTGAGCCTGTTTGAGGGCCAGACGAACGTGACGACCGATGCCGGTCTCTCGGGCGAGATGAAGACCTACTACTGCGACACCCTGATCGACAACGCCGAACCCGAGCTGGTGCATGACCGCTTCGCGCAGAAGCGCAACATCCCCAAGGGCAAGGGCAAGGAAATCGAGTTCCGTAAGTATGATCCGCTGCCCAAGGCCTTGACGCCCATCACCGAAGGCGTGACGCCCAAGGGACGTAAGCTGTCCATGACCACGCTGACCGCGCAGGTCGACCAGTACGGCGATTTCGTCGAGATTTCCGATATCCTCGACCTGACCGCCATCGACAACAACCTGCAGGAAGCGACGGTGCTGCTCGGCTCTCAGGCGGGCCGCACGCTCGACACCATCACCCGCGAGGTCATCAACGGCGGCTCCAACGTCCAGTACGGCGAAGGTCAGGTGACGGGCCGTCATCTGCTCGTTGGCGGCGAGGCCGCGGGCAACCACTATTTCACGGTGCGCGCCGTCCGCAAGGCGGTTCGCTTCCTGAAAACCATGAACGCCCCGCGCTATGAGGGTTCTTACTGGGCCATCATTCACCCTGACTGTTCCTACGACATTCAGGATGACCCTGATTGGAAGCGCCCGCACGAGTACAAGGACACCAGCAACATCTACGACGACGAGATCGGCAAGATCGCGGGCGTCCGCTTTATCGAGACGACCGAAGCGAAGGTGTTCCACGCGGATGACCTGACTGAGGGCGCACGCGACCTGACCGTCAAGAGCGCATCCAGCAAGGTCTTGACCGTAAACGAGGTCATCACTACTGCTGACGCCGCAAAGTTGGCTGGCCGTGAGGTCGTCATCGGTGGTGCACTTCTTGAGATCGAGAGTGCCACGGCCGCGGGTGCTGGCAGCGCGACGATCACGTTGAAAGAAGCGCCTGCTGCCACCCCGACGGCGTCGACCACCATCTATCCGGGCGAAGCCGGTGCGAAGGGCCGCAACGTCTACTCCACCCTCATCATGGGCGCGGAGGCTTACGGTACGACCGAGCTGACCGGTGGTGGCCTTGAGCACATCGTCAAGCCGCTCGGCTCTGCCGGTACGGCTGACCCGCTGAACCAGCGTGCAACCGTCGGCTGGAAGGCGACCAAGGTCGCCGAACGTCTGGTTGAGGCGTATATGATTCGCGTGGAGACCACTTCTACGTTTGACGAGACCCCGCTGACCTAACCACCAAGGGGGCGGCTGTGAACGCCGCCCCCGCCACTGAAACGGAGGAAAGACCGATGAGCGAAGCAAAGAACGCCGTTGCGGCTGTGAACGCCGCCCCCGCGGGCGAGGAGTACGTCAGCGTCCGCCTGTTCAAGGACAGCGGCAAGTACAAGGATGACCTGCTGGTGTGCGTGAACGGCGAAAGCTGCCTGATTCAGCGCGGCGTGACCGTACAGGTCAAGAGAAAGTTCCTGTGGGCCATCCAGAACCAGATGAGACAGGATGCCTCGACCGCAAATCTCATCCAGACGATGAGCAGCGACTACGTTGAGAGCGCGAAGGCCCACAACGCGTAAGTGAATACGACCGCGAGACACGAAAAATGAGTTGCGACACGGCGCAGCAAGGGACGAAAAAGTCGCTCTTGCTGCGCCGTTTTCCATAAGAGAGGTGACAACATGGTTATTGAAAATGCTTACGCGCTCGAAGAGATCAAGCTCGGGCGCAGGGGCGAGAATCAGGCGCGCAAGGTCGTCTTTGACGTGCTGGGAAAGTGGCGCGAGGGCTATGGCGAGGGCGTGGCGAGCCTGATTGTGCAGCGAAACGGCGATGCGCAGCCGTATCCCGTGACGGTGACAGAAGAAGACGGCGCGCTCGTGTGGCTGGTATCGAGTGTTGATACGGCGGTGGCCGGTGAGGGCGCGGCAGAGCTGCGCTATACCGTTGGCGATACCATTGTGAAGAGCCAGATATATAAAACACGCGTGCGCGAAACGCTGGAAAACAGCGGAGAGGCACCGCCTCCGGCCTATCAAAGCTGGGTCGATGAAGTTTTGCGGGCGGCGGCGGATGCGGAGACGGCGGTTTCCAAGATGCCATACGTCGACGAGACCACGGGCAACTGGTTCAAGTGGGACGCCACGGCGGGCGCTTTTGCCGACACGGGTGTTGCCGCGACCGGTCCGCAGGGCGAAGTCGGCCCCAAGGGCGACACCGGCGCACAGGGACCAAAGGGCGACACAGGCTCGACCGGCCCCAAGGGCGACACGGGCGCAACCGGCGCACAGGGTCCAAAAGGCGAGACCGGCGCAACCGGCGCGACCGGTCCGCAGGGCCCCAAAGGTGAAACCGGCGCGCGCGGCCCGCAGGGAGAGCAGGGCATTCAAGGCGAGATTGGCCCCGCTGGCCCGCAGGGCACAAAGGGCGACAAGGGCGATGCCTTTACCTATTCCGACTTCACGGCGGCACAGCTTGCCGCGCTGAAAGGCGACAAGGGCGATACCGGCCCCCAAGGAGAGAAAGGTGACATCGGCGCGACCGGACCGACCGGCCCCGAAGGTCCGCGCGGCCCGAAGGGCGAACAAGGCCAGCAGGGGCAGACCGGCCCGCAAGGAGAGACGGGGCCAGCAGGCCCCAAAGGGGACACCGGCAAAGGCTTCAAGGTGCTGGGCTATTACGGCACGAAGGCTGCGCTGGACGCCGCGCAGAAAGCGACCGCAGCGGCGGGCGATGCCTACGGCGTGGGCACGGCGGAGCCCTACGACATCTACATTTTCGACGGTATTACCGGCGAGTTCATCAACAACGGCCCCTTGCAGGGCGCGAAAGGTGACACGGGGCCCGAGGGTCCGCAGGGCCCGAAAGGCGATCCCGGCGAGACTGGTCCTCAAGGCCCTGCCGGGGCGGATGGAGCCCCCGGCAAGGACGGCGCAAAGGGCGCGGACGGCCTGCCTGGGAAAGACGGCGCAGACGGTGCGCCGGGTAAGGACGGGACAAACGGACGTGACGGCGTGACGTTCACGCCGAGCATGAGCGACGACGGCGACCTGTCGTGGACGAACGACGGCGGCAAGGCGAATCCGCAGACCGTGAACCTCAAGGGCCCGAAGGGCGACACGGGCGCACGGGGGCCTGCCGGCACTGACGGCGCGAAGGGAGATACCGGCCCCGAGGGGCCAAGGGGGTTGCGCGGCGAGAAAGGCGATACCGGCGAAACCGGCGCGACGGGCGCAACTGGCCCCGAGGGTCCGGCAGGGCCGAAGGGCGATACCGGCCCAGAGGGACCAAGGGGCCCGCAGGGTGAGCAGGGGCCGCAGGGCAAGACTGGTCCGCAAGGTGAAACCGGCCCGCAAGGCCTGACGGGTCCCCAAGGCAAGACGGGCCCCGCCGGTGCGGATGGCGCGAAAGGTGCGGACGGCGCAAAAGGCGCGACCTTTACCCCTGCTGTGTCCGCGGCGGGAGACCTGAGTTGGACGAACGACGGCGGGCTTGCGAATCCCGCGACGGTCAACATCAAAGGCCCCAAGGGAGACCAGGGCGAGCAGGGTGAGAAAGGCGCAACCGGTGCGACCGGCCCGCAGGGCCCCGCAGGCCCCGTCAATGTCCCCTCCACCACCAAGCTCATCAAGGGCAACGGCTCGGGCGGGCTGGTGGCGGCGTCTCGCGGAAGCGATTACATCGCAAGCGGCAACATCGTCAAGCAGACGCTCGTGAGCACGGAGACCACGCCCACCGAGAACTACGCGATCAACTGGGTGTACGGTTAAGGAGGGGCTGAGATGGCTACATTTACTGTAGAGATAACGCCAGATTCTAGCAACGGTACTATCGCCCACGCAGTCGGAAAGTTTTCCGGAGGGTCAAGCAGCTATAAAGATCGGCGACGCATGAACGTTACCGTCAGCGGCGTCGGGACATTTTCTGCGTTATCGCCGGAGACAAGCGGCGGCGAGAACACTTTTTCGCTCGACATCACGGGACTGACGCCTGGAATAACATACAGTTGGAGCGCATCGCTCTACTACCAAAATACGTCCGGGGGTTGGGTGACAGCAGGATCGCAGTATGATAAAACTGGAAGCCTTACGACGAAAAGCGGGGCAGCCGCTACGCACAAGACCCTCGTCAACGGCACGGTCTACGAAGTGAAGGGCGGGAAATGCCTCGTCAACGGCACAGTGTACAACATCCTCAAGGGCCGGACGCTTATCGGCGGGACGGGGTATGACATCACGTTCCCGAGCGCGGGGACGAAGCTGTCGGCGCTGGGCGTCGGGCAATCGGTGTTCACGAACGTCAGCGGTGTGAAGAAGGAATTCTTGGTCGTCCAGCAGGGCTTGCCGAGCAGCTTGTATGACAGCAGCTGCGACGGAACATGGCTGTTGATGAAGGACATCTACGAGATGCGACAGTGGAACAGTAATTCTGAATTATTGTACGAAAATAGCTCTATCCACTCCTATCTAAACAGCACGTTCCTGAGCCTGTTTGATACCAACATTCAGAGCGCAATTAAACAGGCGAAGATTCCGTATCTCAAAGGCGGAAAAGGCGGAAGTGTGCAGAGCGGCGCAAATGGACTGTCCTGCAAGGTGTTTCTTCTTGGAGGTTATGAACTCAACTTTAGAAATATATTTCCGGCGGATGGCGCGGGTTTAGACGGATTCCCAGAGAGCATTATCAATAACCCTGCCTACCTTGCCACTTATAACGGAACCCTCACCAAGTGGTGGCTCCGATCCATAACCACTTTGGACATTAATTATGCAGGATTAGTAAGAGGGTATACCTACGATAGTGCATCCGTAACAGAGAGCAACGGTATCCGCCCCTGCATCATCCTCCCGTCCGACGCCCTCGTGAACGAAGAATTCGAACTTATCGCTTAAAGGAGTGAAACTATGGCAATCTACATCAAAGTCAACAACACTGAATATCCCGCAGCGGTCAGCGGTGCAAACAACGACCGCATGTGGGACGGACGCGACACAAAGACCATCCACCTCGCCATGACCCACGACGAGGCGGCGGCGCTGCTGCCTGATAACACCCCGTGGAGCATCGTCCAGCGCGACACCGTACCCAAGTACGATTCGGACGGCCAGCCCACGGGCGAGACCGAAGAAGTCGTCAACGAGTGGGACAACAGCGCGTACAGCCTGAGCGGGGCCATTACCGACCACCGCGACGGCACAGTATCTATCAAGATGGGCAAGCCCACGGAAGAGGAAAGCGCCAAAGCGACCGTCACCGCCCTTGCGGGCGCGCCGGTCACATACGCCCGCGCGGTGGAGCTGCGCCCCATCATCGAGCAGGCGGCGGTCAGCCTGAGCGACGGCGAGGCGGCGAGCGTGCCGGAACTCATCACAGCATGGGCGTACCCCGTTGATTACGCCGAGGGCGACCGCAGGAGCTACGGCGGCAAGGTGTACAAGTGCCGTCAGGCGCACACCTCGCAGGAGGGCTGGAAGCCGAGCACAACGCCCGCGCTCTGGGTCGTGATCGACGTTGCGCACGCGGGCACGCAGGATGACCCCATCCCCGCAAGCCGCGGCATGGAGTACGAGTATGGCAAGTACTACCTCGATAGCGAGGACGGCAAGACGTACCTCTGCGAGCGTATCGGTGAGCAGTCCGGTAACAAAATCACTCTCCAGTATCTGCCGCACGAGCTCGTGGGGCAGTATTTCACGGAGGTCTAATGTATGAAAATGCTGAAAGCTATCCGTGACGCGGATGCGCTACGGCCTAACAAATTGAGCACGCCGCGCAAGGCGGAAATTCTCATGGTACTTGAGCACCGAATCGCCGAGATGATGGGGGAGGAAGCCCCCGTTCTCAAGGTGAGCGTGGAGGATGACACAGCAAGCGTCGATGATATGGAATTGCTGCTGCCGGACGGGCACAACGAGTGTTACCACCTATATCTGGCAGCGCAGCTCGACGCCTACAATCAGGACAGCGCGCTCTATGCCAACGACCACGCCATTGCCAACGATGCGGTGGCCGATGCTATGGCATGGTGGCGGCGCGAAAACCGCAAAGAAAGCAAGGGCAACTGGAAGGTGTGATGACAAGTGCCGACGACATTTCAGTTGGTGGAGATGACCTTCCCGAACGGCGAAGGCAAAGACACGCAGGAGCAGATCAACGGGGTCTATGACTACCTTTTCGTGCTTCTGGAACAGCTTCGGTATACGCTCTTCAATCTGGACGGGAGCAACGTCAATCCCAATGCGATGAGCGACTTTATCAAGAATATCCGCGAACCGATCTACGCCAAGATCGAGGACACGAACAAGAACGTGAATGAGCTGAGCATCACGGCGGAGGGACTATCTGCGGAGATTGCAAACGCCAAGGGCGACATTACCCAACTCGGCGCGAGAGCAGACGGTCTCGCCGCGCGCATCGGCGACGCCGAGGGGAACATCACGCAGCTGCAAGCGACGGCGACGGGGTTGCAGGCGAGCATTTCGAACCTGAACGGCAGCGTGACAAACCTGACGGCGGACGTGAACGGCATCCGCGCGACGGTGAGCACCAAGATCGACGCGACGCAAGCGCAGAGCATCTTTGACCAGAGCGCGACCGGCTTCACGCTGGGCGCGACGAGCGGCGAGAACGGCACGACCTTCAAGCTCAATTACAACGGCGTGCAGGTAGCGAGCACGGGCAGCATTGATCTGTGCGTGGATGCGGTGAACATCTATGGCACGCTGACAGCGGGCGCGCTGCGCGGCGGAAGAGTGAGCCTGCTGGCCGGAGATACCCCTGTCGGCAGCATGGATCTTGCCTACACGGGCACGGGGCAGGTCGGCGTCGGTCTGACGGCGACCTATGGTGGCATGAAGATGCACGCAGCGGGAAATATCTTTCTTGAATCCGAGCTGGGGCCGTTTGCATTGATCGGAAAAGACAATGCCAGCGACTACCCTGTCGTCTCGCTCGGCGGCGGCTATCTGGTGCTGAGCGGCAATTATATGTTCGGCGCGTCACCGCCGAGCCGCGCGCCGTATGGTACGGTGTTTTTCCTTGAGGAGTGAGAGATGGCGAGCTTTTATTGTACGCTGTCACCGGTCGACGGAGACGGGACACAGCTTAGCGTCTACGCACGGTTTACTGGCGGCGCGTCGGATTACACGTATAAGCGCTCAATCGACATCCGCATCACGGGCGTCGGGACATTCTCGTTCGATTCGAGCGAGGTCGGCGGTGGTACGAGCACCTTTGTCGGCACGATCACAGGGCTCACACCGGGCACGACATACGAGTGGATATGCAACATGTACTACTGGGGCGGATCGTGGATCGTCTCAGATTACAGCGATTCCGGCACAGCCACGACATACAGCGGCGGCGGCAGCGGAGGCAGTGCGAAGGCGGTCATCAACGTCGGGACGTATGCCTATCCGAACTGGAAGAGATACCGCGCGATCGTCAACATTGGGACGTATTACAACACAAATTGGCTATCGGTTCGACCGGTCAACAATTACGGGAGCTATTCGCAACCCGATTGGAGGTAAAGAGCATGAATGAAAAGATCAAGCAGGAAGCGGCGCACGCGATGCGCCTGATCGGCATTTTGAACGTCAACGGCGACGCGGTGGACGTGGTGGCGGCGGTGCGGCAGTCGCTTCGCAATATCGCGATGATCTGCGACGGCACGGAAGCGCCAGAGAAGAAAGAAAGCGAGGGCCCGGATGAGACTGCCTGAGATCACGGCATATACGAACCGGCGCGTGCAGCAAGAGAAATTCGGAGGCATCAACCACACGTTCGGTGCGGCGGGCGGCGAGCTCTACGACATGAAGAACCTGTCGGCGCGATACTTCCCGCTTCTTTCCCCCCGTGCGAGGCGCTATACCGTCCGCAAGGATATGGGGACTGCAAACGGCATTTTCAGTGCAGGAAAGCTCTACGAGGTATACGGAACGAAGCTCTACGTCAACGGCGAGGAGAAGTCGACGGTCGCAGACAGCGAAAAGACTTTCTGTGCACTGGGCGAGCGCGTGCTCATCTTCCCCGACAAGATCGTGTGTGAAAAGGACGGCACGATCAAGCCGATGGAGGCGAGCTACGCCGCGGCGGGGCTGAAATTCGGGAATGGTACGTATGCCGACGAAAAGGCGGCGGCAAACAGCATCACGACGACCGGCGCGGCGTTCCCATTCAACGTGGGCGACGCCGTGACGATCTCGGGCTGTACAAAGGAGACCTACAACAACCGCACGCCCATCATCCGAGAGATCAGCGAAGACAAAAAGACGCTGCGCTTTTATGAAAACACTTTCCGCCTGCCCGATGGGCAGGAAAGCATCACGGAGCCCGGAACAGTCACGCTCAAGCGCAGCGTTCCCGACATGGATTTTGTCTGCACGAACGAGAACCGCGTGTGGGGCTGCAAGGGCGACAGCATCTTTGCTTCAAAGCTCGGCGACCCGTACAACTGGAACGTGTTTGACGGACTATCCACGGATGCGTTCAGCGTGGAGAGCGGCACGGCGGGAGCATTCACGGCGTGCGTGAGCTACCTTGGTTACCCGTGCTTTTTCAAAGAAGACAAAATTTTCAAGATGTACGGCACGATTCCGACAAACTTCCAGCTCATGTCGAGTGCTGTTCTCGGCGTAATGAAGGCCAGCCACAAGAGCCTTGCTGTGGCGGGCGAAACGCTCTATTACCTCTCGAAGGTCGGCATCATGGCGTACAGCGGCGGCATGCCGCGCTGCATCTCTCGCACGCTGGGCGATGATGTGCGCCTCTCTGACGCGGTGGGAGGAAGTGACGGCCTCAACTACTACGTGAGCCTGAAAGAGGATGGCAAGGCGGCGCTGTACTGCTACAGCAGCGAAAACGGCGTGTGGCATAAGGAAGATACGCTTGCCGTGGTGCAAATGGCCTATTCGGGCGGTATCATGGCCTTAATAGACGGCGGGTGCGTGCTGCTTGGAAATCCGGCAGATATCCCGACCGGCGCAACACGCGAGGGGGCTGTTATTAGCGAGGCGGAGTTTGCCGACTATGACGGCGGCTCATTCGACGCGAAGCACGTGCAGCGCGTACGGGCGCGGCTGGAATGCGAAAAGGGCACAACGGTCGTGTTCCTTGTCAAGTTTGACGGCGGCGCGTGGGAAGAGGTCGACCGCTGCGGGGCACAGGAGAAGGACGTTTTCACGCTCAACTGCCCGATCCGCCGCTGCGACCACTTTAGATTAAAAATCAAAGCCACAGGAGAATACCGGCTCTATGCGCTCGAGTACGAATACGTGACGGGCGGCAGAAAGTGAGGGGACAATGGCAGATAATTTCAAACACAAGAATACAGACCTGACGCTCATCAACGATTCTGGCGACCTTGATCTCATCCGGCAGTATACAGAGGCCTACAACAAGGCCTATGCCGAGGGAGACAAGGCGGGCCAGCAGGCGGCGCACGACGCAGCGGAGAAAATCCGCGCGAAGTACGACTATTCCGGCGGCGTGGACGGCAGCGAGTACATCAAACTCGGCACGGGCGCGAGCCCTGCAAAGGCTGACACGAGCTGGCTCGATAAGCTGGGCGACAGCAACTACAACTACGATCAGAGCGGGCAGATCAGCGCAAAGCTCGACGCGCTGCTGAACCGCACGCCGTTTTCCTACGACGCGGCGAGCGACCCGCTCTATCAGCAGTATCGCAAGCAGTACACGCGCGAGGCAGACCGCAGCGCGGAGGATGTGCTCGGCAAGGCGGCAGTGATGACGGGCGGGATGCCGTCCACGGCGGCGGTGGCAGCGAGCCAACAGGCGAGCGACTACCAGATGAGCCAGATGACGGACAAGATCCCCGAGCTACAGCAGCTTGCCTATAGCATGTATCAGGATAAATTGAGCGGCGACCGCGCCGACCTGAATACGCTGATTGGGATTGAGGACAACAACTACAACCGCTGGCTGGCTGACCGCAACTATCTTTACCAGCTTGCGCGCGATCAGGTGGGCGACCAGCAGACGGCGGATGCGCTGGCGTATCAAAAGCAGCAGGACAAGCTGAACTATGACTACCAGAAGGAACGCGACGCCATCGAGGACGCACGCTATAATGCGGAATGGCAGTATAAATTGCAGCAGGCCGCGCAGGAAGCGGCGGGGAAGGCAAGCGGCGGTGGCTCTCGCCGGACTTCCGGTGGCGGGGCACGTAGCGGAGCTACCGGCGGAGCGATGGACTACGAAGGCCTGTTTGCTGCGGCACAGGCGAGCGGGAACCCCAAGAGCTGGCTTGCGCAGAAGGCTAACTACCAGAAGTACGGCTTTACATCTTCGAGCGGGCTCTATTCCGACTATGAAAACTGGCTGGAAGGTCAGAACGGTGGAAATGACGGGGGAGGGCTCAGCAGTAGCGCTTCGAGAATATTATCGAGCTTAGAGAAGATGAAGACGCAGACCGGTAGCAATACAGGCATTGCAAACACGATTGCGGTGTATGCAGATCAAGGCAAGTTGACGGATGCGGAGGCGCGATATCTGTTCAGCCACTTTGGCTATGACCCGGACGAATGGCTTGAATAAGCGGAGGTAAATTATGCCGATCAAAAAGGAAAAGCTGGATTCTATCAAGGGATATCGTGAGTATCAGAAAAGAAGTGGGGCGGCTGCTGCGGTCAGCAGCCCCGCTCCCGCTTCCTACGCACCCGCGCAAAAGCCTGCGAGAGTAAAGCAAGACAAGCGGGAGCAGATTTACACTTATTATCGGCCTGTTTCTACGCCAAAGATGACGGAACAGGAGAAGAAGGCAACGTCTCCGATGTTCCGCCAGCAGCCGACCGTGCAGCAGAATGTCGTGGCACCGAAGAACCAGAATGCGCTTGCGCAGGGCCTCGGCAAGGGCGCTTTGCAGCAGCAAGAAGCGAAGAACTACCAGAGCGAAAAAGCCTTCAATCAGCATGTGCAGGACGTTAAGCCGAAGACTACGATGCAGCGCGTCGGGAATACACTCAAGGGCGCGGCAAAGACCTACGGCGCGGGATTCGTCAATCTCAGCGGCGTTGCGGCGCAGGGGCAGGGCGGCACAGCGATGTCGCCGGTCTATCGCTCTCAGGCGGAGACACTGGACCAGCAGATCGCGGCATTGGAAGCGACGCTAAGCGACCCGACGATGACGGCACAGGATATCGCCGATACGAAAGAAGCGATTGCCATCGCCCGCAGCGAGCGTGAGAAATACGGCAAGATCATTGAGAGCGAGGAAAAAACCGTAGAGGGAGCCTATGATATCGCCGACAGGTTGGCTGACAGCGGTACGAGGGATATCAACAAGGCGAAAAGTGGGCTCGGCAAGGTCGGACAACTCGCCGTCGACGTGGGCGTCGCGGGCGCGCAGATGGGCGCAGACGCCGTTCTTGGCCTCGCTACAGGCGGCAGCGCGCTCTTCCCAATGTTCATGCGTAGCGCGGGCGGAAGCGCGCAGGAGGCACGCAGAGCTGGCGCAACGCATGAACAGCAGGTAAACTATGGCCTCGCGTCCGGCGCGCTCAGTGTGGCGACCGAGAAGATCGCCAACGTCGCCGCGCCGTTCAAGAAGATGTTCGGCGGCGGCTTCCTCGACAATGCCATTGACGGCGCACTTGCCAGAATGAACGGCAGCGCGGCGGGAAAGATCGCGCTCTCGTTCCTCTCGGAAGGCGGCGAAGAAGTGATTGAAGACCTGCTTCAGCCCGCCTTGCAGACAATCTATAACGGCAAGAGCCTCGGCGGGAGCTACAGTGAGATGGAGGCATCGGAGATCATCAACGACTTCCTTGTCGGCGGCATCCTCGGCGGACTGGGCGGCGGCGTGGAAGTGGCAGCAAACCGCTTTGCGCGCTTTGATAACTCCCTCGGTGAGAGTGGGCGTAAGGCGATCCGTGGCTCGTATCAGGAGGGCAAGGACACGGCGGAGCACGTGAAAGACTTTATTCCTGCCTACAATGCGGGCGTGGAGGGCAAGGCGAACCCGAACCCGACGAATGAGACGGCCTATGCAGGCTATGTCGCAGGGCAGAACGACGCGAAGAAAGAGGCCGGAACGGGCGAGCATATTGACAGCCGCACGAAGGAAAATGTATCGAGCAGAAATGTAAACGCTTTCCAGTTTGACCACCCCGAGCTGCACGGTTATTACAGTACGGCGGCAGAGCAGATCGCCGGTATCGCTGATATAAGCCTTTCGCGCGGACAGCAGAAGGGCGCGCGGCAGCGGACGGCAAACGGATACCAGAGAAACAACCAGATATTCGAGACACCTGCCATGCGCAAGGCGATGGACGAGGGCCTGACGCGCACGCAAATCATTGATGCAGCGCAGCGCATCATCAACGATAATGGGCAGGAGAACGTCAAAGCGGCGAAAACGCTCGAGATCGTGCTTGACGACATGCTAACGAATGGGTACACTGCTGTTGATGGAACGGCGGTTGCCCCCAATACGGATTATATTGCAGCAAAGCAGCAGATCACAGGCGCAGAGGTGCAGGCGACCGGCTTTGACAAGTATGTAACTGACAACCGCCTTGCCCTCGAGACAGGAGAGGTAACAATGGATGAGCTGCGCACGGAATATGCGCAGCAGGAAGGAGCCGAACATGGAGAAGCAGTACATTTACGCAACGGCAGCGAACGGGATAACGGTGCGGATCCCCGCGGAGAAGTACGAGGCGTGGAAGAAGGCGCAGGACGAAATCCGGGCCGGAAGGAAGGGCGACACTTCGCAGACAGCGAAGCAGCTTCGCTCGATTATGGAGAAAAAGTAAGCACTGCGAGCTTCGGCATCGGTAGAGGCGCATTCAATGACAGCGTCTATCTTGTGAAGAACGAGACGGCGGAAATGCGCAAGGCGAAGGACCTCGCCAAAGAGCGCGGCCTGCGCGTGACGTTCTTTGCCGGGAATAATCTGACGTTCCGTGACAAGAGCGGGAAAACGTTCCAGGTGCGCGGCTACGTTTCAGGTGACCGCGTATTTATCCGTGCGGATCATCCGGAATTTACGTCGTACCAGATCATGCGGCATGAGGCCGGGCATGATATGATCGCAAAGGGCGAAGTCGATTTGAACGAGGTACGCACGCGCATCGATAAGACCTTTACCGGCGGTGAGGTCGACTCCCTCTGCACGGCGTATGCAGACGCTTATGCCGGCACCGAAATGACGGCGCAGGAAATTTGGGAAGAGGTGGTTTGCGACAGCCTCGGCGATATGAACATTTTCGCCGACAGTGAGATCAGCGATGCGGCAGCGTTTCTTCTTGCGCATATCAAGGTGGAGAGCGAAACCGTTGCGCAGGAAAGCACGCGTGCGCCGCCAAGCAAAATAAATGGCAGGGCGAGCATTGAAGAGGCTGCCGATGGCAAAAAATATGTCCGCGCCGACAGACAGGTCATTTTTGGAAATGACCCGCAGAGTTGGAGCGAACAGCTGGAAGACTATATTAACGGGAAAATCCGCCGTGGACAAGACGTTAAGCTTATCGGCGCGGATGGCGACGAATTGGTCCTGACTGCGACCTCGGCAGGGAAACTGAGCGACAACCACACCAGTGATGGGCGTACTATGAGCGAGGCGGCATTTGAGCGAAAAGTAAATGCAGCATCGCATATTGACGAGTTGGCGCAGGTTTCTGTCAAGGGGGACAGGAACGTTGTAGATCATAACAGTCGACATGGAGACATGGCAAGTAGCGGTTGGAATTATCGTACGGCGTTTTTCAAAGACTTTGACGGGAAATATTACAAGGTTACGATATCGACGGCGCAGAGCGCAGACGGTAAGATGATCTATAATATTGGGCAGATGCAAGAAAGAAGCATCCCCCAAATTAATGGCTCTTCCGCTGCGGACAGCGGCGCTCTGCGAGGGAATGCTTCTGTAGATAGTCTATCTCGTGGCGTACAAAATGTCAAGCTGAAGTTCAGCATGGAAACGCCGGTCGAAGAGACTGACAAACTGATTGCCGTCCACAACAAGGATGAGGCCAGCATCATGTCCGCGCTGAAGCTGGGCGGCCTGCCCATGCCCTCTATCGCCATTGTAAAAGCCAGGGACGGGCACACCAAGTACGGCCCCATCTCCCTTGTGTTCAGCAAGGACACCATCGACCCGCAGCTATTCCGCGCCAACAAGGTGTACGGTGGCGATGCCTGGACGCCGACAGCTCCGCGAGTAGATTACCCCGTGAACAGCAAAAAGGCATCCCAGGTGGAGCACGAGCTGCACCGGCTGGCCGGGGATGTCTCCGTGGCCGGGGGCATCTTCGGGAACAGCGCCGCCCTGCGCTCTATGGGCATCGACAACACCAGCACCAGGAGCACGGCAGAGCTGGCGGAGAAGCTGGCCTCCACGGACACGGTGCGGGCGGCCTATCTGGCAGACCAGAGCAAGAGTCTGGAGCCGGTGAAGATGGACAAGGTGTGGGACAAGTTCGGTAACGACACCCTGCAAAAGGTGGTTGACCGCCTGGGCGTGAACACGCTGGCTGAAATCGAGGCCAACCTGGAGACCGGTGAGAGCGTGAAGGACGCCCTGGGCGAGAATGCCGAGGTCATCCGCGACATTCTCCGGGACTACTACCGGGAACAGGGCGAACCCATGCTCCGCAGAATGGCCGTCAAGAGGCATTGGACCGACGCGGAGATCAACGAAAGACGGCAGAACCGCATCGACAATTCCATGGACGGCGTTTCCATCTTCACCCTGGAGGACATCGTTCACCACGCATGGGATATGTACCAGGACGGCGGCGCGACCAAGGGCGAAATTGACCGGATGGCTACCTCTGACGCGCTGCGCAGCGCCGTGGATGACCACGCCGTTGAGGAGTGGATTGCCGGGAAGCTGGACGGCCTGCTGGGCGAGGCAGGCATCTACAATGGCAAGGACCCCTACACCCCCTCCGGCAATCTCCGCAGCTTCTCGCAGCTCCACTATGCCTACACCCTGGAGAACATCGTCAAGGCGATGAAGGAGGGCCAGGAGGAGCGCGGCGGCAACACCTGGGGCGCAAGCGCCAAGACCCTGCAATCCGTGGCGACGCCGGAATACCGCAGCATCCAGGAGATCAAGGCGGACAGTGGGCGGCTGGGCATGGACGAGGGGGCCGAGTATGAAGCAAAGCTCCAGGCCATTGATGACCAGATCGGCAGCATCATCACGAAGATCAAGCAGGGAAACAAGGCTCATTCCGACAATTCCTTCGTCGAGAGCGACATCATCGGCAGCATCCTGATGGAAACGTCCAAGGGCAAGAGGACGGTGGACGCTATCATGCGGGCCTTCTCCAAGGAGGGGTACAAAATCAGCAGCCAGACGGCCCAGGACATCCAGGCCGTCTACCAGGAGGCGGCGGAAATGCCCACCGGCTACTTTGAGGCCAAGCCCCAGCGCGCCGTTGGGTTTGACGAAGTTTTGGCAGCGGTGATCCCGGACAACAGCAGCGACCGTCTGAAAGCCGCATTGCAGGATGCCGGGGTCAACACGGTGGAGTATATCGCCGGAGATGAGGCGGACCGTTTGGAAAAAGTCAACAGCGTGGATGACGCAGCATTCTCCCGCGAGATCCCTGAGGCAAACTACGAAACGTTGAAAAAGAAGTACGGATATATCCCGGCGGGCGAGCGTGCATACCGCGAAGTGCAGGTACCGAAGAAGACGGCGGATGACAAATATGTCAGCCGCACAATCCGCACGGTGCTGGAAGCAAAGGCCACCCCGGACGCAATGGTGCCGACGCTGGAACGAATGGTGGCAAAAGGAGAGTTCTCCTACGACCGCTATACGGACAAGCAGGCCATTAGTGACGCAGAAAGCCGCATAAAAACCGAGGGTTGGCAAAAGACCCTGAACAAGTGGAAAAGTTCCACCAAAGAGGGGATCAGCAAGGAAAATACGGCGATTGGCTGGGCGCTCTACAACAATGCAGCGAACAGCGGTGATGTGGAGACAGCTATCGATGTGCTTGACACCATCGTAAAGCGCCAGAGAAATGCGGCACAGGCGTTGCAGGCAACGCGGCTGCTCAAGCAGCAGGACACCAGTACGCAGCTTTATGCGGCGCAGCGCAGCGTGGAGAACTTGACAGAAGATCTCAAAAAGCAGTACGGGGAAAAGGCCCCTGATCTGAAGATTGACCGCGACCTCGCTGAGAAGTTCCTGAACGCAAAGGACGACGATGCGCGCACCGAGGCGATGAAGGAAATCTATCGTGATATCGGCAGACAGATGCCGAGCCGCTTCATTGACAAATGGAACGCTTGGCGCTACTTTTCGATGCTTGGTAACCCACGTACGCATGTGCGCAACATCGTTGGCAACGTAGGATTTGTTCCTGCTGTCACGGTAAAGAACGTCATCGGCGCAGGCATTGAGAGCGCTGCGAACGCGGTGAGCGGCGGCAAAGTCGGACGCACGAAGGCAATCCTGACGACGAAGGACGCAGGGCTTATCAAGGCGGCATGGAGTGACTATGCCAACATTCGCGAGCAAGCTCTCGGCAGCGGCAAGTACAATGATAATGTCAATGTGCGACAGGAAATCGAGGAAGGGCGCACGATCTTCAAACCGAAACTGCTGGAAGCGATGCGCAAATTCAACAGCACGGCGCTGGATGCGGAAGACGCATGGTTCTCCAAGCCGCATTACGCGGCGGCGCTGGCGCAATTCTGCAAAGCAAATGGCATTACCGCGGAGCAGGTCGCTGGCGGGAAAGGCATTGAAGCGGCACGCGAATACGCGATCAGAGAGGCGCAGAAAGCGACCTATCGAGACACCAATGCGTTTTCACAGATGATCTCCGATCTCGGCAGATACCGTGGGGATAACAAGATGAAACGCCTCGGAAGCACCCTCGCCGAAGGAATCCTGCCGTTCCGCAAGACACCAGCCAACATTCTGGTGCGCGGCGTGGAATACAGCCCTATTGGTTTCCTCAAAAGCATAAGCTATGACCTTGTGCAAGTGCAAAAGGGTAATATGCAGGCGACCGAAATGATCGACCGGGCCGCCGCCGGTCTGACCGGCACGGGGCTGATGATGCTCGGCCTTTATATGGCGAAAGAGGGCATTCTTCGCGGCAGCGGCGGTGATGACGAGAAGAAGAAAAAGTTCGACGAGCTGCAAGGACATCAGGAATATGCGATGGAGCTGCCAAATGGCACGAGTATTACGCTGGATTGGCTTGCGCCGGAAGCGCTTCCGTTTTTCGTTGGGGCAAACCTTTACGAGCAGATGCAGGCGAACAACGGGTATCTCACTATGAGTGATATGCTTCAGGCAGCAAGCAACGTGACGGACCCGCTTCTTTCCATGAGTTGTCTGCAAAGCCTGAACGACGTTTTTGACGCGGTGGGGTATGCGTCCTCCGGGGACACAAACGCACTAACCAGTGCGGTAGCAAGCGCGGCGACGAGTTATTTGACGCAGGGTATCCCGACGGTCTTCGGGCAGGCGGAGCGCACGGGCGAAAGCGAGCGCATGACGACCTATACGGATAAGAACAAATTCCTGACGCCGGATATGCAATATGCGCTCGGCAAGGCCAGCGCGCGTATTCCGGGCGTTGACTACGGGCAGATTCCCTTTATCGACGCATGGGGGCGCACGGAAAACTCCGGAGGCGTGGTCGCGCGGGCATTTAACAATTTTGCGAATCCCGCGTATACCTCGAAGGTAAGCGGCAGCAAAATGGAAGATGAATTGAGCCGCCTATATGAGGCGACCGGTGAGGCCAAAGTCCTGCCGCAGCGCGCACCGAAATCTTTTACCGTGAATAAGGAAAACAAACAGTTGACCGGCGAGGAATACGTCAAGTACGCCACAAAGCGCGGGCAGACTTCCTATAAGATCGTCAGCGAGCTCACGGGACTTGCGAGCTATAAGTCCATGAGCGACGGCGATAAGGCAGATGCCGTTGCGAAAGCCTACGAATATGCCAACATCGTTGGGAAAATGAGCGTGAGCAATTACCAAACGGACGGGTGGGCGGCAAAGGCCATAGATACCGTCAAAAAAACGGGCGTTTCAGAAGCCCAGTATATTGCGCTCTATTTGGCAAAAGGCGGGATTGAAAGCCTGAAGGACAAAAATGGGGATACCATCAGCAACAGTGAAGGCTTACAGATCATGGAGCTTGTTTATCAGCAGAAGGGGCTTTCCGATGAACAGCGTGCAGCCCTCTTTGAGGACTTCGGCGTCGGAAAGAGCATTCGCCATTGGAACCGCGCGCGGGTGGACGAGCAACTTGCAATCATGCGGAAGAAAGCGACGTAAAGAAAAAGAACCTGTCGGTGGTCCGGCAGGTTCTTTTACCCCGTGGTGAATTTGCGGAGGCGGCATGATAGGCTCAATGGAGAACACCATAAAAATAAGGGGGCGTGAAAAATGGATAATGCAAAGCACTACGATGACGCGGCGATCGCGCTGATCGAAAGCCGATGCAAGAGCAACACCCACCGCATCGACGAGTTACAGGAGCATCAAACGGCGCTGGACAGGCTGGCAACGTCGGTCGAAGTGCTGGCGACCAAGCAGGAGACCGTCGAGGGCGACGTCAAGGAGATCAAAGAGGACGTAAAGGCCATCACAGGAAAGTCCGGGAAACGCTGGGACAGTTTGGTCGACAAGGCTCTCGCGGCGCTGGCGGGCGCGTTTATCGCGTGGCTGCTGTCGGGGGTGGCTTTATGAAGAAACTTAGAAAGCGGGACAAGTACGTCATCGCGGCAGTGCTCAACCTCTGCTGGTACTGCGTTGCGGTGCTTGTATTGACCGCGCATGACAAGGTAGTGCCGGACAGCCTGACCGTCGCGTGGTTCGCCGCGTGGACGGCGGAACTCGGCATGCTGGCTGGAATCAAAATCAAAGGGAAGGACGAATGACATGGAACTGATTCACAAAAGATTAGCAAACCTGATGAGCGTCAAGAGCATCGTGACGCTGGTGCTGACGGGCGTTTTTGCCTATATGGCGGTGACGGGCAACATTTCGCAGGACTTTATGACGATCTATGCAGTCATCATCGCATTCTACTTCGGCACGCAGTCGCAGAAGGCGCAGGACGTGATCGACGGCAAGGGTGACGAAAATGTATCACAGTAGGGACATTGCTGACCTGCGGGCGGACGTGCGCGCAAACTGCGTCATTTTCCTCGACCTCTGCAAGGGGGCGGGGCTTTCGGTGCTCGTGACCGAGACAGTACGAGATGACGAGTACCAGCGCTATCTTGCTGCAAACGGCTACGCGGCAAAGACCGCGACGCGCCCGACGTTCCACGGCGTCAAGGCTGGGCTGGCGTTCGACATCTGCAAAAACGTCAAGGGGCATGAGTACGACGATCCGTCGTTCTTTGCACGCTGCGGGCAGATCGGCAAGCAGGTCGGATTTTCGTGGGGCGGCGATTGGAAGAAATTCCCGGACAAGCCGCATTTTCAGTGGGACGACCACCTCAGGTACACAGGGGGCATGATCTTGGCGGGCAAGTACCCGCCGGAAATGGAGGAGTACATGGACCAGGCAACGTTTAACAAGATGATGGACGCTTACCTTGCGCAGCTGCGCACCAAGCCCGTCTCCACGTGGGCGGCGAAAGACTGGGCGGCGGCAAAGGCGGCGGGCATCACGGATGGCAGCGCCCCGCAGGGGCTTATCACGCGGCAGGAAGCCGTGACGATGATCCAGAGAGCGACAAAATAACGGTGTTCTAATCGGGCACAGGAAGGAGCGGGCGGCGAAAGCCCACGCGCAAGCGCCTCTGCAAGCCCTACACGGGCATGGACAGTCAGCACAGGTCAATCCGCGCGCAATTATCCTCTATGGCCCCCAAGCGGGCCGTGGCGTATATCTTATCGTTTGAGCTGCCGCCCGATGAGGCGTACTGCCTTATTGAATGCGATGTGCGCGGGAAGAGCCGCGTCGAAGTCGCGGAGACGCTGCACGTCTCACCGGAGTACGTGAAGACGCGGCGGCGACGGGCGTACAGCAAAATCGCGGACGGCATCAAAAACGCATAAAGAAGAGACCCTACAAAGACCTTTTTCAGGCTCTTTGCTGGGTCTCTTTTTCGTTATCATTAAGGAAACAAAAGGAGGTGCGCGCATGGACCAGTTTGCAATCGCCGGATACAGCGGCGGAAACTGCATGATGTGTGTTATCAACAACGGTGATATTTTCCAGACCGACTATTTCGGCAACCGCCAGCAGCTCATCGGGAAGACGGCTGCCGCCTACGCAGAGCTGGAAGGCACGACGCAGCAGTATTACGACAAGCTCGTTGAGCTCGGCATCATCACGCCGCCAAAAACGCAGGAGCAGCTAATGAGCGAGATGCAGTCGGCCATGAGCGACATGGCCGAGGTCATCAAGGGCCTCTCGGACCAAGTAAAGGAGCTGAAAGAGAATGGATCTCAAGCAGATCATAGCGGCAGCGTCGAAAATGTTCCCCTCCGCAGACCTGCAAGGCGCGGCAACGAAAGCGGAGCAGGCGATCAGCGGGACGGTTGACACGCTGGAGGGCGTGCAGAGCACGGCGCGTAGGCTTGGCATTGATCCAGGCATTGCCGACAGCCTATATTCGCGCTACGGGCGCACAATGCAGGCAAAGGCCCTGTGCGGCCTCCTCGGCACGACACCGGAGGCTTTGCGCTCCGATGCCAACAAGATACTCGGCGGCACACAAAACGGCTCACAGGCCCCGCAAAAGGGCAAAGCGGGGCACTCAACCAAATTCCCCCGGCTGAAATAGCTGTTGGAATAATTTTTGAGGAAAGGAGAATGCACCATGAACAACGATCAGAGCACCGGCATGAGCTGGCTCGCGGTACTGTTTATCATCATCGTCATCGCGGCGCTGTTTGGCGGCTTCGGCAACGGCTTTGGCTTTGGCCGCGGCAATATGCCGTATCCCGTCAATGACACCGGCTGCAACCGCGTGAGCAACTGCGAGGTCGAAAAGCAGGGGATCATCGACACGTCCCGCACGCAGTATCTCATCGAGCAGCAGAGCAACGACACGCGCATGGCGATCAACGCCAGCACCGAGGCGATCACCAGTCAGGCCAGCCGCATCTACGAGCAGCGCCTGCAGGAGACCATCTTCGACCTCAAGATGGAGAACCAGATCCTTAAGAACGGCATCTTCACCAAGGAGCAGACAGACGCCCTGGCGGCTAAGATCTCCGACTGCTGCTGCGGCTTTAACCGCCGTCTGGATGCGATCGAAGGCCGTATGCTGACCAAGCCCGCGCTGTACGGCGTGGCTTCGACCTGCGCAGGCCAGATCATCCCCGCGTCTTGCGGCTGCAACGGCAACGTCAACCTTTAAGACCATATGCCCCGCTCGGGGAACATGGTAGGCCCCTATGGCCGGGTAACAGGCGGGGCAATAGCCCCGCCATTTTTATGGAAGGAGAATAAAAAATGTCTTGTAAATCCGCTCTTTACGCTGCCATGCAGACGCCCACCGCAGTCGCGGTCGACGGCGTCATCCCTCTTGGCAGCCTTATCCGCCGCTACGGCTGTGACGTGGCGCTCAACGGCAACGCTGTCAACATCACCGGTGCCGGTTACTACGATGTCGACGCCTCGGTCACCGTCACGCCTGCCGCTGCCGGAACCGTCACCGTTACACTCTACAAGGACGGCGTCGCCGTCCCCGGCGCGACCGCCTCGGCGACTGCCGCCGCCAACGGCACGGTCGATCTCAGCATTCCGGCGCTTGTGCGTCAGGTCTGCTGCGCGGAAGGGTCCGCTCTGACGCTGGTGCTCACCGGTGCCGCTGCTACGGTCAATAATGTGGCGCTGCGCGTGCAGCGAATCTGAGAGGTGCGCGATGGTGCAGCTCTTGATCGGTATGCTGCTTGGCGCGATGGTGGCCACGCCCACAGGGCGCAGCATCGGCAACCAGGTCGGCGACGCGGCAATCGCGGAGATAAAAAAAGTGATGCCGAAGCTGACCGCAGAAAGCGAGGAAGAAAATGAAACTCATTGAAAAACTGTCGGCGATGGTCGACGAGGAAATCGAGGACGCGATGAAGTACGCGAAATGCGCCCTCGAGTACAAGGATGAATGTCCAGCTCTTGCGAAGACGTTTTACGAGCTTTCCGGCGAAGAGATGCATCACATGACGATGCTCCACGCTGAGGTCGCTGGCGTCATCCAGAAGTACCGGCAGGAGCACGGCGAGCCGCCCGAGGGCATGAAGTGCCTCTACGACTATCTGCACAAGAAGCAGATCGATAAAGCGGCGGAAGTGAAACGCTTGCAGGACATGTTCCGGGAGTAGACCTGTTAGGGATTTGTTAGCAACCGTGAAGGAATGAAGCGGAATATTGAAGCATTTAATCCTGTATTGTTAAATTCATTCCGCTTTATTCCGTGTTATTGCAACATAATTCCACAAAGCGCGTGTTCGTAGCTATTTCACACGCAGGAGGTCACTGGTTCGAGTCCAGCAGTCTCCACCAAAACCTCACTTCTTCGGAAGTGAGGTTTTTCTTGTTTTCGGCAAAAGGAAAGACATCGTGTCTTTCTCGGAAAAAAACAAAAAGAGGGAACGGAAAAACCGTTCCCTCTTTTTTCATCAGATAGTGGCCGCTTACTTGGCGGCGCGGTAGAGGAAGGAAACGATCTGCGCACGCAGGCAGTTGCTGTTCGGGGAGAAGGTGGTGTCGCTCGTGCCGGTGGTCACGCCCGCGTTGACGGCCCACTGCACGGCGGGGGCGTAGAAGGCGCTCGCGCTCACATCGGCAAAGGCGT